AGAAAGTGCCAGACTAGAACAAGGCTGTAGTTTAATACTAAAAGAACAAGAGCAGAATGGTTTTCAATTTGATCAACCAAAGGCAGAGAAACTTTTATCTAATTTTTATAAAAGAATGAGTGAAGTAACAGAAGAAGTACACAAAGTATTTAAACCTAAATGGGTTGACATAAAATTAGTAACACCTAAATTTAAAAAGGATGGTAATCTATCTAAGTCAGGACTAAGAGTAAAAGAATACGAACAACTTATCGAAACAAAGAAGTACGAACCTTTTATGAGACAAGAGCTACAAGACTTTAATCTAGGCTCAAGGAAACAGATCGGAGAATACTTAAAAGATTTTGGTTGGAAACCTAATAAATTTACACCAACTGGTCAGCCTATCGTTGACGAAAAGGTTTTACATAAGATAACAGACATACCTGAAGCTCAACTCATAGCAGAGTATCTTTTACTTCAAAAAAGGATAGCACAGATAGAGTCTTGGATAAAGTTTGTTGAAGCTGACGGAAGAGTACACGGTTTTGTTATACCTGACGGTACGATTACTGGTAGAATGACACACAGGAATCCTAACATGGCTCAAGTACCTTCAGTTAAAACACCTTACGGTACAGAATGCAGAGAATGTTGGATTGTACCAAGAGGATATAAATTAGTAGGTATTGATGCTTCAGGTTTGGAGTTACGGATGCTTGCTCACTACATGAAAGACGAGGAATTTACAAATGAAATTATCAATGGCGACATACACTCCCGTAATCAAAAAATTGCAGGACTTAAATCAAGAGATCAGGCAAAAACTTTCATCTATGCACTCTTGTACGGAGCAGGAGATAAAAAGATTGGACAAGTGGTTGGAGGAAGCAAAGATTCTGGAGCGAGACTTAGAGAACGCTTCTTTGCTAATCAGCCAACATTTAAGACTCTTAGAGATAGAGTTACGAAAGCGGCAACAAAAGGATACTTAAAAGGAATTGACGGAAGAAGAATACATATAAGAAACGCACACGCGGCTTTGAATAGTTTATTACAAGGTGGTGGTGCTATCGTTATGAAACGAGCGTTAATTATATTAAACAGTGAAGCAACTAAAAACAATTTAGATTATAAGTTTGTTGCTAACATCCATGACGAGTGGCAAGTCGAAGTAAGTAAAGACCACACTAAAGATTTTGGTTCTCTTGCAGTCCAAGCAATCAAAGATGCAGGAGATTATTATAACATGAGGTGTCCGTTAGATGCCCAATATAAAGTAGGAGGAAATTGGAGTGAAACACACTAGCCGAGATAATTTTATAAAAGATTTAAAGAGAGGCAGAGACATAGAAGAATTTTTGTTAAACAAAATAAAAAATAAATATCCTTGTGCTACTTTAATTGATGGTAAGTTTAAAGACTATGATCTTTTCATACCAGAAACAAACAAAAAAATAGAAATTAAAGGAGATTACAAAAGTTGCGAGACAGGTAATATTATAATTGAATTAAGTATGTATGATAAACCTTCCGCTTTATTAACAACAAAAGCAGATTACTGGATTATTTTTACAGGACAAGAACTTTTATATATAACTCCTATTAAAATTATAGAATGTATTATAACTAATAATATACAATCAAGAAAACTAACTGGTTTTGGAGACTCACAACCTAAGATTGCTTGCCTCATAAAAATAGATTTATTTAAAAAATATTGTTTTAAAACAAAGGAGTTAATTAAAAATGAAACACACTAATAAATTTTGTACTGGATGTAATCAAGACAAACTTATCGAAAATTATTATAGAAATAAAGGTCAGAAAGATGGTCTTGATAGTCTTTGTAAAGATTGTAGAAATATTTATAATACTGAGAATAATCCTAAATACAATCCTAAAAATAATCCTGAACGTATGTATGTTAATGGTAAATATGTTTCTAAAAAACATCCTCTGTTTAAATCAGGAAGGTTCAAAACTTTTGAAGGCGCGGCTTTCTCAGCTTTAAAAGGATATGAAAAAACTCCAGAAGGTTATGTCTATATAATAGCTAATCCTTCTTTTGATGGTTGGCTCAAGATTGGAATGGCTATTGATGCAGAAGACAGATGTAATGGTTATCAAACAAGCAGTCCACACAGAGATTATAAACTTCTGTATTCAAGAAGATTTAACGACAGAAGAAAAGCAGAAACAAAAACCCTGCACAAACTTAAAAAGGTTGTTAAAGAACACAACGGAGAATGGTTTAAGACAGATAGAAATACTGCTCAAGAAATTATCGAAGGACTATCAATAACATTATGAAAAAGAAACTGAACACACTCGTAGAAGACATCTACAAAGAACTTGATGGGCTTAGTAACGGCAAAGCACTAGACATATCCGAACAAGACGCAGAAGATTTCGGTAACGCCATGAAAGATGTTCTTCTTAATTGGTCTAAACCTTACGAAAGAAAGAAAGAAACCTTGAGGATGTCTAATGTAGGTAAGCCTAACAGACAACTCTGGTACGATTTTAAATCAGAAGATGAACCATTGCCTATGAAACCTTCAACACAAATTAAGTTTCTTTATGGACATTTGTTAGAAGAAGTTGTATTGATGTTGGTTCGTTTAGCAGGACACAAAGTAACTGACGAACAAAAAGAAGTTAAAGTATCAGGTGTGCTTGGTCACATGGATTGTATCATAGACGGAGAAGTCATTGATGTTAAGTCAACTTCGGGTTTTGCTTTCCAGAAATTTAGAAATGGAACACTACCTGAAGATGATCCGTTTGGTTACATGGCGCAACTCTCTGGGTACGAAGCAAGTGAAGGAACAAACAACGGAGGATTCTTAGCAATCAACAAAGAAACTGGAGAACTGGCACTACTTATTCCAGAAGAAATGGATAAGCCAAACATCAAACACAGAATCGCTAAACTAAAAAGACAATTAAAGCTTGACAATCCGCCTAGCTTGTGCTATAATCCTATACTAGACGGAAAAGCAGGGAACATGAAGCTCCCTAAACAATGTGTCTATTGCCGACACAAACTCACTTGCCATAAAGACTCAAACAACGGAGAAGGTTTGAGAGTGTTTAAGTACGCTAAAAACCTAGCATTTTTCACTACTGTTGTTAAAGAACCAAGAGTACAAGAGGTCACTAATGAATGGCAAAAGAGCTAAAGAAGTAAGGCGCAAAGGCAGGCAGATACTGGTCGAATGGTTGCGCAGTATTATTCCTGACGAAGAAGATTCTAAACAAATCAACGTAAATAATTTAGAAGAGTATTTAGCAGAACAGACTCATGTTTATTTGAATAGAAAGTTTATGTTGAGTGCTTACTCCTTGAAGTGGATTTACAAAAGAGTTAAAAGGAATCCTGAACTAACCTTCGAAAGACTACAACAAGACTTGTACAACGAACAAAAAACAAACGTAAACACAGGTGGTTTTAATTTATAATGACTGAATATTTTGAAAGTATAGAAGAGTTAGACATTAATAAAATAAAGCTGGATGAATTACTCGTAGCTTTAGGTAGTTGTTTATTCTCAGGAGCAGGTGTAGAAGAAATAGACGAGGTATTACTAATAAGACTAGAAGAATTAATTAAAGCAGAACTAATTATAAGAGAGAACGATATAAGACCTCCTAAAGGAGAGGATACTATACATTGACATGAAAAGAAAACCAAGAAAGAAAAGACCAATTGAAAAAGGACTACCTAAAGGATATGACTCTAAGTGGGAGTACGATCTTCACCAAGAAGAACTACAACATTGGGAACACCACAAAGGAATCATAGAGTATTCTATTCCACACAAGTATCATCCTGATTTTATTAGAGTACTTGATAATAAGATAATATACTTAGAGGCTAAAGGAAGGTTCTGGGATTATGCTGAATACAATAAATACAAATGGATTAAAAAGATATTGCCTGATGATTGTGAATTAGTTTTTTTATTCTCTAATCCTTCAGCACCTATGCCTAATGCAAAGATGAGAAGAGATGGAACAAAAAGAAGTCATGGTGAGTGGGCATCAAAGAATGGTTTCAGATGGTATAGTACTGAGAGTTTACCTAAAACTTGGAGAGAAAACAATGGCTAAAATGATTTACTACAACGAGGAAGAAATGAAAGACTTAGTTAATAACCCACCACATTATAACAAAGGCGATATAGAATGCATAGATGCTATCGAAGCTATGCTAACACACGAAGAATTTGTAGGCTATCTTCGCGGTAACTCCTTGAAATACCGTTGGAGATTTAGATACAAGAACGGAATACAAGACTTGGAAAAAGCAGAATGGTACGAAAACAAATTAATAGAAATTTTAAAAGATGAAGAACGAGACTAAACTACCCACACAATATCAAGAGTTCATACATCTTAGCAGATATGCCAGATGGAATGAAGAACTTAACAGACGAGAGACTTGGCAAGAGACAGTCTCAAGATACTTTGACTTCATGCAAGAACAATTAAAAAAGAATAATGATACAGATATAGCAGACATGAGACCACAGTTAGAACAAGCTGTGCTTAACTTGGACATAATGCCAAGTATGAGAGCCTTAATGTCAGCAGGTAAAGCATTAGAACGAGACAATGTTGCAGGTTTTAACTGTAGTTACGTTGCTGTTGATACACCTAGAGCTTTTGATGAGACACTATATATACTTATGTGCGGCACAGGAGTTGGTTTTAGTGTTGAAAGACAGTACGTTAATAAGCTTCCTGACCTTCCTGAAGAAATACACTACACTGATACTATCATCAAAGTAGCTGACTCAAAGATTGGATGGGCAAAAGCATACAAAGAATTTATGTCTCTTCTTTATTCAGGACAGATACCTCAGTGGGATCTGAGTAATGTTAGACCACAAGGAGCAAGACTCAAAACATTTGGCGGTAGAGCCAGTGGTCCAGCACCTTTAGCTGATCTCTTTCAATTCACCGCTAATATATTTTTCGATGCAGTAGCTAAAGGACAAAAGAAATTAGTATCTATTGACTGCCATGATTTGATGTGTAAGATCGCAGAGGTTGTTGTGGTAGGTGGTGTTAGACGTAGCGCTTTAATCTCTCTCAGCAACCTCTCAGACGAGCGTATGCGCAATGCTAAGTCAGGTTCTTGGTGGGAACATAGTCAACACAGAGCGTTGTCCAACAACTCAGTAGCTTATACAGACTCAGCAGAGATGGGAGCCTTTATGCGCGAATGGTTATCATTATACGAATCCAAAAGCGGAGAGCGTGGTATCTTCAATCGTCAAGCGGCAGAGAACCAAGCGGCAAGGAATGGAAGACGAGAAGAATACAAAGACTTTGGTTGTAATCCTTGTAGTGAAATCATTCTGCGTAATAAACAATTCTGTAATCTAACTGAAGTTGTTGTAAGACCTGATGATAATTGGGGAACTCTTCAAAATAAAGTAGAGTTAGCTACTATTCTTGGTACATTCCAAGCAACCCTAACTAACTTTAGATACTTGACAAAGGCTTGGAAGAACAACACAGAAGAAGAAGCACTGCTTGGTGTATCTCTTACAGGCATTATGGACAACAAGAAAATGTCTGAAGATAAAAATCTACCCATGAGATTACAAGCTTTAAAGAACTCAGCAGTTACAATGAACGAAGGTTGGGCATCTAACTTAGGAATCAAACAATCAGTAGCTATTACTTGTGTTAAACCAAGCGGTACTGTTAGTCAATTAGTTGATAGCGCTAGTGGCATTCATACTCGACACAGTGAATACTATATAAGAACTATTCGTGCTGATAAAAAAGATCCACTTGCACAGTTGATGGTAGATCAAGGAGTCTATCACGAAGATGATATAACAAAACCAGAACATACTTATGTCTTTTACTTTCCTATACAATCTCCAAAAGATTCTTTAACTAGAAAAGACTTGACAGCCTTACAACACCTTGAAATATGGAGAGTTTATCAAGATCATTGGTGCGAACATAAACCATCAGCCACTATATCTGTGAGAGAAAACGAGTGGTTAGATGTAGGCTCATGGGTATGGAATAACTTTGATAAGATCTCTGGTGTTTCGTTCTTGCCTTATGCAGATCATTCATACCAACAAGCACCTTACCAAGAGATAACAAAGAAAGAATACAAAGAGTGGTTAAAGAAAACAACAAACAAAGTTGATTGGTCTTTACTAATGGATTACGAAAAAGAAGATATGACTGAGAACACTAAAGAACTAGCGTGTACTGCTGGTGCGTGTGAGATAATATAACATGGAAGCAACCCTACTTACTTTTAAAATAGTACTAGATGTAAAAGGAAACATAGTGTCTGATTTAGGTGGTCTACCTATTAAAGATGTTGACCAAGTTTTTAGAAATGAAAATGATGCTTATGTTATAAAGAAGATCATTCGTGAAGGTACTCTTAAACTTCAAGGAATACACAAATACTTAGAAGACGAAGTCAATGCTATTCAATATGTGGACTAAAAACCTTCAAGGATTTTTCTTTTCCTTTGACTGAGATCTCATCTATTAATTTTAATTGGTGCTTGCTATTGAACATAGCAGTACTTTCTCCTA